CTCATACTCATTATATAGTATATGCGCAACTTGCTCTGATGAGTTAATCTCAATTAATACAAATGCTTCATTATATTTTTTTGCTAAATTATGAATTACTGATGGATATAACATCGGGCTGATTCTGTTGTTCCTGTATTTCACAGATATTTTGAAAGGAACCTCAGTGATATCTACCAGAGTGAATGCTGAGTGGTCTCCACCAACCCCTTTAGCTGTATCAGCAACAATAACATAGGTATGGTCTGGATGTGGTTCTTCATATGTATCCAAACCATCTTGATGCGATAATGGAGGTATTGCAGACATCGAACCAATGATATCAGAATTAATCAGCGTTAAACTCGAACCCAGAAATTTACACAAAACTTCTTGGTTATATTTCAGATCACCCAGTAATCGTTGTTGTTCTCTTGCCCAATTTTCATCGCGGCCTGGAATTTCCCAGTATGGTATGAAAAGATTTACAAATCCGTTTCGATCATTCTCTGCATCATTCCAAAATTTCCAAAAGTGGTTGTAACCTAACGGAGTGGACGACAAAAGAATTTTAGTAGTTTGACCAGCAGAAATTGTGGGATATACTGAAGTAAAGAAGTCTTCTGCGACGGTGTTTGGAATAATTGCTGCCTCATCCACATACAACATATTAACAGATCGACCACGAATTGCACTGGATGATGTTGCGGCGGTGAATACTTTAGATCCATTCTCTAATTCGATGTCCCCTTTGTTCCAAGTCGTAACACCCTGTTGTAACCATACAGGTAAATGTTCGTACATTACTTGGAATCGTGACAACACTTCTCTGGCGGCCGCAGCTTTGTTAGCCAAAATGGCAACAGTTCTGCTTGGAGAAAACATTGTATACCATAGAATATATGCAGCTGATGTGGTGGTCTTGCCTTGTTGGCGACCTTCCATTAAAATGATGCGGCGATTGTCGTTAATTACATTTATTTTATTTTTCTGACATTCGTACAAGTCAAATGGTTGCAAACCATTATCAAGGGTTACGATTTTGCAATAATTTATAATGAAATAGATGGGGTCTTTAGAACATTTTATATACTCTTCGATCTGTTCTTTAGTGAAACTAACCGCAACACCAGCAGCTTTCAAATTTTGGTTACCCAAATATTGTGTCGTTGCCATTTTAGTTACCGATTAATTTTTGAAGTTCTGCTGTGCTTCCTACGAAAAGTGTGTTATTAACATTGGTGACCCCAGATTTTTCTGCGACTTCCGTATCTTTTTTGACATCTTTCACTTTCTTTGATAAATCCAACAAATCTTTGTTCGTGTCGGCGATTGTTTTAATCAATTGTCCAGCCACTTCATATGCTCTAGGACTCTCACCTTCTTTTGCAAGGTACATAATGTTTTCGATTACGGACTTGCCATTCTCAATTAAACCCTTTAAGTTATTCCGAGCATATTCATAATCGTCTTCGACGTTAGAAATCTCTTTAGAAACAGTTTTTGGTTGTTCTACCGGTTCAACTTCAATAATATTTTGATTTCCTGCTTGCCATTCGCTTGCCGATACTGTAGAATGACCGTGTAGCCTATCATTAGATGTATCAATTTCCAATATATCATTAAGTTTTTCATCTACAGTTTTTTTCATTACGATACCGTCTCAGTTATGTTAAAGGAGTTATCTCCTGTATATGTATATTTAGATTCTTCGTCACCGTCTGTATAAGAGTCAACAAAATCATAAGTGAAGTAAGCTACCTCAGCAGACGTTACATATTTTTGGGTTGATACTGGGCCAAATAAGTATCCCTTTACGGTGAAATCTAAATCCCAAGTAAGAATCCTGTTTGACTGATAATCACCTTCGTAAGTATCGTCCGAAGTAACATTGCCAAGTTCTATTGGAATATCTAATGTCGCATTAATGTCCGGTAACACCTTCATCGTTACAGTAAAATCGGGCATAAAGAATGGAACAATTTGTTCAACCAACTGCGTTCCGTCTTCAGCGTTTTTTGTTAAAATGCTAAGAGTAAAATTGAAATCGTATGGGACTGGCGCATAAGTTGATGGGAATGTTTTAGTGTTTGGATCTAATGTGCCATTATTAAACTTTGAAAAAGAATTTAATTTCCTTGCTGGGTTATACCCCATACTTGTCATAGCGAACCCAATCCTAGGCAAAATAGTAGAAACCGGCCGGTCAATAGATGGATCAGCTAAAACTCTTTCGATTTGTTTCTGTTTAGGTCCATATGAAATTGGAACATTAATAGTCTGCGACAAAACACCAAGTGAGTCATATCGTTTGACTTGCATTTCATTGAATATATTACCAAACATGATAATATATCTGCGCATAGTTCCGTGGTAAAAATCGTGTCCGAATATCATTTAGTTAGTTCCCGTTTTATGCTTACATTTATCAAAATGGTATCTTGTCATATTACCACCAGCACCACCCACACCACAGTGCGGACATACGACATGCTTCATCGTATATGTTGCTTCTAAGTTTATCTTTTTCCCCTTTAACGCAGCGCTCCGTTTCGCTTTAGTTTCTTCAGACACTATTTTATAAAGAAAATGGATTATTTTCACTTAAATCAAGAATATCATCATCGGTTATCCTAGATTCGATATATGCATTATCGGCTGTATCATCAGCATCTTCTATAGCAGCATTGATTGTTATATCAGCACTCAAATCATCTTCGATGCCATCAATCTCAGCGACATCAGTATCAATAACTTCACTTGAGTATTCATACCTATCTGCTTTAACCTCATAAGTATATAGCTTCCCAAGTTGGAAGAATGTTTCTATATGTTCTACAAACTTGATTTCATACATAAATCCAGCAAGAGGAAGGTATATTAAATCGCCTTCTCTTGGTCTGATAATGTCAGAATAATCATAGGTCTGTTCTCGAATAAGGTTGTCATCATTCTCTAGGATTATGTTATGATTATATTCTGTAAGAATTGATTCCGTTAATGACTGGGTGAATCTTTTTTGTGCAATAGTGAATGTTATTGATTCATCTACTTGTAAACCAAACTTAGACAAAAACTCTTGTTGCCCAACGAATCCGTCATACGTCTTGACATACATTTCCATTTGCAGAGCATCATCAAACTTAGTTAGAGTGTCTTCAGTGTACAAGTAATCTAAATTGATGTGTGTTCTTGGCAAGTAATATGTGTCAATACCATAGATACGGATGGCTTCTATGATTAAATCTTCTACAAGAGACTGTTCTTTTTTTATCTCTGTGTATTGATTATAAAATGCATTGCGAGCCATATTATCCTACCATATCGCTGACTGGCAAAGAATATGAGGAATTCATTTCTTCTTCCAATCTAGCCAGCTCTTCAGAAGCTTCATCCCAGATCTTCTGCCCGTTGAAGACTACTCCGCCAGGCATTTGGATTCCTTCAAACTTCTTAAGGTTTTCTCCCCATTGTTTTTTGATTTGTGCAGTTCCATAACGCTTCAACCATCGGTCATTCCACACATCAGTGTAAGTTTCTGGGTCGAGTATTTCGTAACACTCTAAAATGATATGCTCGCCAACATTGAGTCTTGCAGTCCAGTCGGTATCGATATAAATTTTATCTGTGTGGCGGTTGAATCTTAGCCCTTGTTGCCCTACAAAAATCTCCTCCATCAGTGAGATATTCTGCATTGCCATATAGTATGATGCCACAGGACCGTAGTTGAATGCGAAAGCATCATTCAGAGACATCTGGTATCGAATATTAAACATATTGTTTACTGAAAACGCACCACCGATAGGAAGAATGTTGGTTATTCCAATGATGTTTTCTGCTATGGGTAGATATTTATTATCAATATCTTCTTGCGTGATTGCATGAGATAGGTATATTTTACGTGTACCGTCAAAGTGATAGTCGTGATAATACTCTAAGGATACCTCAACACAGTCTTCGACCTGTTCGTCAGCCACATTTATCTCTAATAAAGGTGCGCCGAGTCTCCTCAGACAAAATTCTTTGAATTCTTCTCTTGTTGCAGGTTTGCTAATACTCATTGTTTTCCCATATTACATTAGAGTTTATCCTCTATTTATAATATGAGAAAACTTGAGATTGACTATCTGTGCCTACCGTCCGATAGGCGTATGGTTATGCTGTTGTGTATTATCTCGCCAGTGACATACGACTACGCCACCGTCTGCAAGCGTTCTTTCCATTTGGCTGATTTGGAATACTGTTGTCATGTTGTTACTCCTATTAAGATTTTAGGGATGTTTCCCGCCGTGAGCTATAGATTTTCCTTCGTTCGGCGGAAGCTGTGTCATTAAATCATGCAGTTTTTTAACTTCTTCATCAGTTCGTACAGCTATAGCATCAATGTGTGTAAACCCACTAATTACCGCTACTTGCAAACGATTTCCTCCAAAAGTCATTTCAAACTTTCCATCTTTTTCTTTGACGACGATAGGTTTACTTAACCCACTTTTTCCAACGCTATAAGCCAACTCAATATGTCTAGGAAATACTGCCCATTTATTTTGCAAAACTGATTCTGTTTCTGAAATCATAATATCTGATAAAGCCACTATTTGTTTTTCATACCCGTAGGCATTATCTGCTTTTAAATGGTTCACTAACTTTCAAGCTCAGAAACTCTTGCCCGTAGTGATTGAATTTCTTTGAGCATCATTGGAACCAGCTTGCTGTAGTCAACGCCCATCATTTCTTCGGGGTCTTCTGGGGCTGAGACAGCCTCTGGTGCTACAGCCTGTAGCTCTTGTGCAACCATGCCGTACTTCTGGTGTGACCCGTCAGCCTTCCAGTCAAACGAACGTACTTGGATAGCATCAATGTCGTCAGAAGCAGAAGGTGCGTCTACAATGTTGTCTTTAAGGCGTTGGTCTGATGAGGTGTTGTAGGTTGTGGCAGAGCCTGATGTTTCTATGTTCCCTACAATCCCGTTTGGATTGTAAAATATGTGATGACTAGCGCCAGAAGTTGTGTTTCTGCCTGAAGATATATAGCCAGCAGCACCATGAATCTGCACACCGTCACTACCCGCAGCTACCACACCAGTAATACCCACCAGCAAGTTCCCGCTGGCATCGATGCGCATGGCTTCTGCTGAGGCTGTAAAAAAGTTTAATAAGTCACTATTGTGGTTATATCCAATTAATCCGAAATTCCCTGTGCTTCCATCTGAAAACAAAATCCCATCCTCAGTAGAGCTTGTGCTAGCAGATTGAATTTCTAAATAAGCCTGACCTGCGCCTAGCTTTGTAAGCTGGCGAGTTGAGATGCCACCCCTAGCCCCTGATGTTGCACCCAAGTACAAGTTCCCGCTGGCATCGATGCGCATGGCTTCGGAGGCTGATGTACCAAAAACCATAACATCAGGTGTGCTGTGGCTATAACCAATATAGCCTCGATAACTCTCGTTGCCTGTAGTCCCATCAGCAAACATAAGGTAGCCAGTAGCAGTATCTGCCGCACCAACTAGAGTAATACCGCCCTCTGTTCCGTGCGCTACAACTAATTCTTTAGAATAGTAACTATCTGGCGAACTAGTACCAATACCCACGTTCCCGTTGGAACTGATGCGCATGGCTTCTGTGCCGCCAGTAGAAACAGTAACAACACCATTGCTAGAGGTAGCATCTAAATCCCAACCAGCACCAGCAGATGCTGTAGCGAAAGACGTTATTGCCAGTGGTCTATTGTCTGTTCCATTGATGTTTACATTACCGCTGGAATCGATGCGCATTCGTTCAGTGCCATCAACATAAAACTCTATATTTGTCCCAGCGGATACATTATTATTATCAGCAGCAATTATTAGCCTGTCACTAGAGCTAGTAATTAAATGCTGAAGATTGGTTACAGAGCTGTCATTCATTGTGATAGTGGGGTTACTATCGCCTAGCGTAATATCACCCGTGACATCAATGCCTGTGGAGTCTAAGGCCATTCTTGCGCCAGCAGCAGCTCTGAACGTCATTGTGTCGTCAGAGTTTGTGTAAGCAATAGAGCCTGCATCGGTGTCCGTATCACCCATGCGCAGTTCAGACTCACCAGTAATGGATGAGATTATATAGACTGCTGAGTAAGCGTCAGACGAAGTACCTACAGTAAGCCCATCCGCCGTGACGCTGCCCGTGACATCTGCACCGTTACCATCGGAGGTAAGTGTGCTACCTAATAACGATAAATCTTGAGTGTTACTCATTACTGTTCCTGTTTTTGAGAATCATATCCAATTCTATTTAGTGTTACTCTGCTGCTTGGTGCGCATCCCACGCTGCTTTTACTCCATCTGTCCATACTGCGGCAGCAATTGCTTGTACTTCAGCAGATTGACTGCTAACATCATCGCTGGGTGACAATACGTGTCGATGAAAACTGCTTGAGATTACAGCACCGTCTTCAACGATCTGTGTGGCGGTTCGCACCTGAATGTGTTTAAAATCGCCAACAATCTCGATTTTGTCTTCAACTGTTCTTTTTTCTAAAGCCATTGTGTTTCTCCTGTCTGTGCCTAGAATCCACTAGGCATATGGTTGTTATAATGTGTTGTTTCCGTGATTTTAGTATTTATATCTTATNATTTTAGTTACGCCAGAATTGTTTTAGTTTATCCATCTNATTCTCCTAGTACTGGGCGAATGTTTGGGAAGTCNGAAGTAGACGGCCANTCGCGCAGTGCTTGGCGGTACGTCAGGATGTTGTCACGATTAGGCCAGTCTGGAGTTTGTGCGGCTTTGTCGGTAGACTCTAGTTCCGAGTCTCTCCACTGCCTTTCACCAACCTCTACTGGTAAAGGACTTGTTTCAAAAACAACCTCTTCGTATCTACCAGAGTGATGTTCTTCAACAAACTCAGAGGAAGCGACGATTCGGGTAATTTCTTCATTGTTTTCGTTTTTAATAGCATAAATAGTCATTTTATTCTCCTTAAATAAACATAATGATGCACATGCCATCTCCGCCCGGTGCCCACTCGCGGCCGTCTGCGCTGGTCATTCCGCTAAATCGTCCGGTATAAGCGCCACCGCCACCACCGCCCAGCCCCCCAGCACCAGCACGTATCGTCGCGATGCCGGTGAAATCTACACTAGAGACTATACTGACTGCCCCACCTCCACCAAAAGAACCGCCGCTACCGCCGAACCAATATCTGTTGGTGTTCCCGGCAATGTTATTTTGGGTGACAGATCCACCACCACCGCCGAACCCTCCACCTTGGCCGAGCCCTGAGTCATCAGAACTTAGAATATAAGAGTAACCTCCCGGACCTTGAGCATCTAAGATTGAGATTGTAGGATTGGCTGTGGGGCCGCCAGAAGTAGAGGGTGACCTAGAATTCACAGTACCAATAGATGTGGTGAAATCAGTTGTACCTGACTGTGTAGCACTTCCACCACTGCTTGCGTAATAGCGACTGACGGTGGAGCTACTTAAATTTAGTACATCGCCTCCATTACCCCCAATACCTGCACCTCCGGTAGTAGCCATTAAATCGAAATTGCCAACACCAGTACCTACAAAACTTATATTGCCTCCACGATACCCACTACCATAAACTGCCACAGCGCCGCCGCCGGTTCCTACAGCGTTATAAAAATTTCCATCTGCTCTTGTGATAGAGCCTCCTGCGCCCCCCGTATAGTTAAGGGTTCCTCCAGAGGCTGTTCCACCCGTCCCTCCTGCTACGCTATAGGCGCTGTTATTTTGTCCAGCGTGAAACTGTCCCCCTCCACCTCCGTTAGCCACCATATTTACCGATACAGCCGCTGAAGCCGTCACAAAAGAAGAAGCGCTCCCATTATTACCTACTCTATTACCTGTTAAACTATTAACCGCTATTGCACTTGAACCTCCTGAGCCTATAGTTACGACGAAGGTTTCTCCCGCAGTTACCTCAAATATCTTTTCACTATATCCTCCGGCGCCTCCTCCAGTGGCATCGCCAACATTTTGAGTCGGGGTAGGACTAATATTATCATTTGAAGCTAGTAAAGCTCCCTGCCCTCCACCACCAGTGAGAATGACTTTTATCCTGCCTGTTAGGGGTGCTGTCCATGTCTTTGACTGTCCAATAACAAACTGCGTATATGGAAGAGGGCTTGACTCCCCACCGCCTAATTTAATAGCCATTTATAACTCCTTCCATCCGATAGTGCCGTCTACATATACTAGCGTTGCCGCTGCATCTGTAATCAGTTCACCATCGTCTG